GTGCAGGCTCGCATCCATGCAGCGATGAAAGAAGAGTTCAAGCTGCTCAAAGAGATCATCAGGGAATACACCTCACCCGACTATAGCTATGTGCCACAAGATGGCACCCCGCAGGTTAAAGCTGAAGACTACGACATCGTGGAAGTTATCCCGGTGTCTGACCCCAACGCCTCAACAATGGCTCAGCGGGTGGTGCAGTATCAGGCTGCGTTGCAGCTAGCCCAAGGAGCACCACAGTTATACGACATGCCCCGCCTTCACAGGCAGATGCTCGATGTATTGGGTATCCCCAACGCCGACAAGCTTGTGCCCCTACCGGATGATCAGAAGCCCAAAGATCCCATAACCGAGAATATGAATGTGCTCAAGGGTGTGCCGGTCAAGGCGTTTATTTATCAGGATCATCAGGCGCATATCACAGCACACATGACCTTCTTGCAAGATCCAAGCATCATGCAGACCATAGGACAAAACCCAATGGCGCAGACCATGCAGGCTGCAATGATGGCTCACGTTGCTGAGCACTTAGGCTACAGGTACAGGCAAGAGATTGAGCAGCGTGTGGGCGCACCACTGCCCGGACCTGAGCAGGAGATCTCTGAGGCAGAAGAGCTGGCGATGGCTAAATACGTCGCAGAGGCTGCACAGCAAGTCTTACAGATTCACCAATCTCAAGCAGCCCAAGCTCAAGCGCAACAGATGGCACAAGATCCGCTGGTTCAGATGCAGCAGCAGGAGTTGCAAATCAAGGGTATGGAGCAGCAGCGCAAGGCTCAGAAAGACGCTATTGATGCGCAGATTGCAGAGAAACGCCTCAACGTGGAGCAGCAACGTATTGCTGTCGACGCACAAAAAGAAGGTATCAGGTTACAGAATCAAAACCAACAAAACCAATTAAAGATACAAGCTGATTTAGCTAAATCACGTGCGAAAGGTGGGTATTAATGGCCCATGAAAGACAAATGCTGGATCACTTATTTAATAAGCTCAGAGAGCGTGAGCGGGAAACAAGTGAGTCTATGGCTGAAGGAAACTGTAAAGACTTTGCTGAATATCGGCATTTGTGCGGCGTAATCCAAGGTCTACGCCGTGCAAGGATGGAAGTACAAGACCTTGTGCAACGATATGAGGAATTTGAAAATGACTGAAGTAGCAGATGCAGTAATTGAAGATATTCAGGAAAAAGCAAAACAGTTACCGATTGTTAAGGGTTACAAGATCCTTTGCACTCTGCCTAACATCGAGAATAAATTTGATAGTGGGATTATTAAGGCAGACACCACTGTCAAGTACGAGGAGCTGCTTAGTAATGTTTTGTTTGTCGTAGCACTAGGTGATATGGCTTACAACGATCCGAACCGTTTTCCCACAGGTCCGTGGTGCAAACCGGGGGATTTCATTATTACCCGCGCCAACACCGGCACTCGCATCAAGATTCACGACCGTGAGTTTCGGATTATTAACGATGATTCTGTTGAAGCTGTGGTGGAAGACCCCCGTGGCATTCAACGTGCGTGAGGTGATATATGGATAAAGTTGAATTCAAATTTCCTGACGAAAAAGAACCTGAGAAAAACGCGGGTGCCGACGATAACGAAATTCAAATTGAAGTCGTTGATGACACGCCTGATACTGATAAAGGGCGCAAACCACTTGAAGAGCCTGTCAATGAAGTAACTGATGACGAGCTTTCCAAATATGACGAAAGTGTCCAGAAGCGTATTAAGAAGTTGTCGCACGGATACCACGACGAGCGTCGGGCCAAAGAAGCAGCTTTGCGTGAACGTGAAGAAGCTTTAAGATTTGCTCACCAGATTGTTGAAGAGAATAAAAAACTCCAAAAAAATCTGGGCGATCACACGACACTTCTTGTTGGTACGGCAAAGCACAACGCTGAAATGGCGTTAGAGCAAGCGCGTAAAAAATACAAAGAAGCGTATGAATCTTTCGACCCCGATCAGATTGTTGCGGCACAGGAAGAATTAACGCAAGCTAAGTTAAGACTTGATAAAGTTCTTAACTTCACACCAGCACCTTTACAGGAACGAGAAATTCCTGTAAATATGCAACCACAATCCGCTCCAGATAATGAGCCGGACTCCAGAGCACTTGCATGGCGAAAGCAAAATCAGTGGTTTGGACCCAACCGGCCCATGACTGCCTTCACTCTGGGGCTGCATGAACAGTTAGTCGAAGAAGGCTTTGATCCAACTTCAGATGAGTATTATGAAAGGATCGACTCGACATTACGTAGTAAGTTTCCAGAAAGCTTTTCTGGGGAACAGGGGAAGGTTAAACGGACGAGCAGTAATGTTGTAGCCCCGGCGAGCAGAAATGTTGCCCCGAAGAAAATCACATTGACGCAAACGCAGGTTGCACTAGCTAAGAAGTTAAAGATACCTCTTGAACTGTATGCCCGAAAAGTGGCGGAAGGAATGACACAAAATGGCTGATACCAAAACAGTTGATAGTCGCGTAAACCGCGAATTAGATACCCGCGCTAAAGATGAGCGTCCTCGTAGCTGGGCACCGCCCACGTTACTGCCTGACCCTGCTCCTGAGCCCGGATATAAGTATCGTTGGGTGCGTGTTAGTACGATGGGTCAAGCTGATCCACGTAATGTGTCATCGAAACTCCGCGAAGGTTGGGAACCTGTTAGATCAGCAGATCACCCCGAAATTTCAATGTATTTAGATAATGACATCGAGCGTTATAAAGACAACATTGTGGTTGGTGGGTTAATGCTGTGCAAAACGCCAACAGAATTGGTTGAGCAACGTAACGACTTTTATCAAAAGCAAGCCGAAGCTCAAATGCGTTCTGTTGACAACAACTTCATGCGCGATAATGATCCTCGTATGCCTCTGTTTGCAGAGCGTAAAACTACGGTTTCATTTGGGCGCGGTAATCAACAATCATAGGAGTAATTCCAAATGGCTTACCCGACTGTTTCGGCCCCTTACGGGCTAAAGCCGATCAATTTGATCGGCGGTCAGGTCTTTGCCGGAGCAACTCGTCAGCGTCGTATCGCATCCGGTGCTTCTAGCATTGGTTTCGGTGATCCCGTCATTTTTGTTAACGACGGCACCGTTGCGGTTTCGACTTCAACGACAACTGCCCCTGCAACAGGCTTTGCTGGCGTCTTTCTAGGATGTCAGTTTGTTTCTTCGATTACTGGTCAACCAACCTTCTCGCAAGCATGGATCAGCGGTACTTCGGTAAAGGCTAACACCTTTATCACCGCCTTTGTTTGTGAAGATCCTGATCAGTTGTTCCAAGTTGCTGTAGTTACTGGCACGACGGTTGTTTCGACAACTTCTGGCCTGACCTACACCAATATCAACAACAACGCAGCATTGGTAGCCAATACGCTTAATACCGTTAGCCACGATTCTCAGCAGGCAATTTTGTTGAGTTCCGCTGCGGTAACCGATACGTTACCAATTCGTATCGTTGATTTGGTGCCGGATACGGCGTTTACCTATAGTGGCACTGTCTACTACCCTGAAGCTATCGTTAAGTTCAATATGCCGAACATTAGCGGTTCTACCTTCTTGGGTGGTCATGCCTACTACAACCCAACCGGACTGTAATAGGGGAATATAAATGGCTATTTCACGCGCACAACTATTGAAAGAGCTTCTCCCCGGCTTGAACGCATTGTTCGGTCTGGAGTACGCTCGGTATGGGCAGGAACACAAAGAGATTTATGAAACTGAATCTTCTGAGCGTTCCTTTGAAGAGGAAACCAAGCTGTCAGGCTTTAGTGCTGCCCCGGTTAAAAACGAAGGTAGCGCAATCGCTTATGACAACGCGCAGGAAGCTTGGACGGCTCGCTATACGCACGAAACCATTGCACTTGGATTTTCGATCACTGAAGAAGCGATTGAAGATAACCTGTACGACAGCTTGTCTGCTCGTTACACCAAGTCACTTGCTCGTGCGATGGCTTACACCAAAGAAGTTAAAGCTGCTGCAATCCTGAATAACGGATTTAGCTCGGCAGTTACTTATGGTGACGGTCAGCCTCTGTTTTCTACAGCGCATCCGCTAGTTTCTGGTGGTACTAACAGCAACACGACCTCTACGGGCGTGGATCTCAACGAAACTTCGTTGGAAAATGCAGTGATTCAGATCGCTGCGTGGACTGATGAACGTGGACTTTTGATTGCTGCTAAACCCCGCAAGCTGGTTATTCCTCCTGCTTTGATGTTCGTTGCAACTCGTTTGCTGGAAACCGAACTTCGTGTTGCTACAAACAACAACGACATCAACGCTATTAAGAACAACGGCTCAATCCCCGAGGGGTACACGGTCAATCACTTCTTGACCGATACCAACGCTTGGTTCCTGACGACCGATGTTCCTAACGGCCTGAAGCATTTTGTACGGACACCGTTACAAAATTCAATGGATGGTGATTTTGATACCGGTAACGTTCGCTACAAGGCGAGAGAGCGATACTCGTTTGGAGTCTCGGATCCGCTCGGTATCTATGGTAGCTCTGGCGCTTGATATAAATCAAGCACTTAGCGCAGAGAACCCCGCTTCGGCGGGGTTTTTTGTTTTTTCAAACTTCTGTGATATATTACCCGTTACTAAGTCACAGGAGATAAAATGGATACCACAAACTTACCCAAAACACGCCAAGAAGCCAAAGCAACAGGCGCTAAGTATTACTTTACGGGCGAACCCTGCAAGCACGGGCACATAGCACCGCGCAAGACCAAGGGCTCATGCGTTGAATGCCTAAAGGTTGAGTGGCGGCAAGCCGCAGAAACACGCGCAGACTACTTCCGAGAGTACAACAAACGAGAAGATGTTAAAGACCGCAAAAACGAATGGTACGAAGCCAATCGAGAGCAGGTTATTCAAGCTGCTGCAACTAGGCCGCCCGAAGTTTTAAGGCAGTATAGGAACGCTTGGAAAGAAAATAACAAAACACAAGTTCGTGCGGATGCTAAAGCTCGGCGGAGAAAACATCGTTTAGCAACACCTGCATGGCTAACACGGCAGCAAAAATCAGAGATCCGTCAGCTTTATCAAATTGCCATAACCATGACTAAAACAACCGGCGAGCAGTATGTTGTTGACCACATAATTCCGTTGCGTTCTGAGGTTGTATGTGGTCTGCATGTGCCTTGGAACCTTCGTGTAATTCCCCGGCAAGAAAATTTATTGAAATCCAATAAGCTTGTTGACCACACGCAAACAACCTGATATAAACATGCTATCTGGGAAACCAGCTTGCTAAACTGTCCCAGCAGACGATGCACCGATTAGCAAG